TCAAGGGTAAACCGTTAGTTGATTCATTGGATTATTTAAAGAGTAAGTTCGCCCACCTTGGTGCTTCATTGTTTAGTGCTACGATATATGGTGATGCTGCTGGTAAGGCTCGTAGCCAAGGCACAGCACAAACCAATTACGACTTAATACGTGATGCTGGATTCCATAAGATGAAGATTAAAACGGCAAACCCACGAATACAAGACCGCAATAATGCTTTCAATTCTATGTTACGGAATGGTGCTGGTTCTGTTAATATAGCGATATGTTCGAGGAATCAAGAATTAATTACTGATTTAGAGCAGATGTCATACAATGATAAGGGCGAAGTTGACAAGTCAAACCAAGACTTAACCCACTCGGTGGATTCGGTGGGTTACTATATTGAATATGAACACGGCTTACATAAGACCGAAGTTCGCAACATTAGGATGAGAGTTGGATGATAATTAACAAACACCCACGCAATGACATTAGAAGCACAATCAATAGCAATGGCTCACGATTAGCTAAATTCAGTAAGCGTTATCAAATGTATAACGACAATTACAATGACCAAGTTGTATCTAAATTAGGTCAAATCTATAGGGCATTTGCTCAATTAAAATTAGACGTTCAAATTAACGACAACAACAACATTTATAAGCAAGTAGTTAATGCTGTTTCTAATGTGTACAGTTTTGGCGTTAATAGAACATTTGAATCAGATGATGCTCAAGAATTGTACAATGAGTTGCGCATTGACAAGACAATGGCTCAAGCAAATAAGTATATGAACGCCTTTAATGACGTGCTGGTACAAGTTAGCTGGGATGGCAAGAAAGAGCAGCCAAAGGTAATGCTAAGGCTTCCACATTTAACCGAGGTTGGTTATTCTCAAGGTGATGTTGAATGGGTGGCATACTTTGTTGAGATGGTAGGAAAAGACCAGAAAACGGAACGCTGGGCGTATTGGAGTAATGAAGAACATTATTACATTGACAAACAATCTGGTGAAGATAAGATTGTAGCGGTTGAAGATAATGAAGAAATGGTTAATCCATTTGGTGTATTGCCTTTCGTGTATCTACATAACGGTTGGAGAGATGAATCTTTCTGGGATTCTTACACGGGTGATGATTTAACTGGTGGTACAATTGATATGGCAGTTCATCTGACGTTTTTGAATCACATCATCAAGACACAATCATTCAAACAATTAGTTGGTAAAGGTGACAACGTGGGTGAATTGCTCGGACAAGTATTAGACCCATTATCAATCTTAACATTGACTGGACAAAATACAGAGATTAGCGTTTTAGACTTACAGTCAAACTATGAACAACTTCATAGAGTAGCGCAAGACTTAGCAAACAACCTAGCGATTAGCTACGGTGTATCACCATCTCAATTTAGAATGACTAGCCAAGCATCATCTGGCTTTGCTTTACAGATGGAGAACCTCAAACTTGATAGATTCACATTAGAGCAACAAGCAGACTTTAAAGTTTATGAAAAAGAGTTATTCACATTGATTGGTCAAGTATCTGAATATTATGGCAAGGCTGTTAATGGAGAAATGACTGTTGATTTTGTTGAGCCTAACTACCCAGCAAGTGAAACTGAGCAATTAACTATTGACCAGCAAAGTATTGACTTGGGTCTTAGTTCACCGCACAAAGTATTGATGCGTAATAATCCAGACTTAACTGAAGAAGATGCTCGTGTTGATGTTGATGATAATATTAATGCTCGTAATGATATGCTTAACAAGGTTAAAACTGGTGGCTCTCTGAACGATACAATGGCTGCTTTAGGTCTAAATGCCAACGCTTGATGCCATATACAATCAATCTCAAAGCGAGGTTGATGCTTTTATACGTCAGTTTGATGGCGAGATGGAAAAAGTATTTGAGCGTGTTAGACGAATTGCCAATGCTCAACTTGCTGGATTAAGCCAAGACGATATATTGAAATATGAATTTGTTTGGCGTAAGTCGTTACAAGATGCTGGATATTATGTTTTAGTTAATGATTTGATTGATACGCAATTTGATTCAATCTATTCTGGAACATTACAAGCATTTGAAGCGGGTGGTTTAAAGACTGCCTTTACTGCTGATGATGCTACTAAGATTCAGATATTAAAGCAGATGAAGCGTGATTTCTTTATTCGCCTTGGTGATGATGTTGGCTTGAGTGTTAAGCGTGAGTTATACAAGTATGCTATATCTGATGCTTCGGTTGTTGATATGACTGCTGGTATTGCTCAAACATTAGAGGGTTCTAACCTTGCCAAGTATTCACAGACTTATGCCAGAACAGCGATTAAAGAGTTTCAACAAGAAGTGATTGATTTACGTGCTGCTGATATTAAAGATGGCGTTTGGGTTTACGTGGGCGTTAATGATGGTCGAACCAGAGATTTTTGTCGCAATGTATTAAAGCGCAATAGGTTTTATGATGATAGTCGTAAGAACCGCATAGAAAACGACCAAGATAGGGCATACAACTGCCGTCATAGGTTCTATAAGATGGATAAACAAGAAGCCGAAGCAAATGGGTATAAGGGTAACTAAACAGCCAAACTGGGGCAAATACAAGAAGCGGTTGAAAAATACTGGCGATGCTCTATATTCGGTTTCTGAAAGTATTATTGTTGGTATTATTAATCGTACTCAATCTGGTAAGGATAAAAACAAGAAAGGCTTTAAAGGATATTCAAAGGGATACGGCAAGACTGGTACTGTTAATTTAACTGATACTGGCACAATGCTACACGCTATTAATCGTAAAAAGATAAAAGGTGGTGTTAAGCTATATTTCCCAAATACAAATGAAAATAAAAAGGCACACGGCAATCAAGTAAAATATGGGCGTAAGTTCTTTGGACTTGATAAGACACAAAAAGAATTAATAAAACGCAAACTTGGTAAATTTATTGTAAAAACAAAGAGTTAGTGTTATTATGAAAACAACTTTTATATAAAAGAGGTAAATGTTATGGCTGACGAGCATACAAACGGCACAGACGAAACTCCTAAGTCTGAAAATGAGGTGGTGTTATCACAATCAAAACTTGATAAACTGATTGATAAAGGTTTTAGCAAGGGTGCAAACCGAGCAAAGTCTGAATTAGCAGAACAATTAGGTGTTGATTCAATTGAACAAGCACGAGAGTTAATTAATGCGAAACGTGAAAACGATGAAGCTAATAAGTCCGATTTGGATAAGGCAGCAGAGTTAATCAATACGCTTAATGGAACAATCAAAGGCTTGGAAGCAAACAACAATGAGATTAAGGCTGATATGGCTGTTCAAAAGGTTGTAAGCGAAAATGGTATCAAGGATGCTGATTACTTCAAACATTTATTAGCACAAGCAAGTGCTGTTGATGACTTTGACCAATCAGCATTCATTGAACAATTAAAAGGTGATAAACCTTACTTATTTTCTGGTGGTGATACACAACCAAAGAGAGTAGATGCGACTTCTAACCGAGCATCATTAGATGTTGGTGAACGAGTTAAGTCTGCTAAAACTATGGCTGAGTTATACGCACTCCAGAATGAATTATAAATAATTTCTTAGGAGAAATAAAATGGCTGTAAATACTAAAACGCTTTTATCAGATTCAGTTGTAGATTTGATGAATCAAGCGGTTATCGTTTCTGGTAACTCTTACAATAAAATTGATGCTTACACTACTATTCGTCAAGACGATATGGCATCTTCAATCGCATTCACCGTGTTCTCACGTATGTCTGCTGCGACAACTCCATTAACTGATGGTACTGAAGCGGGTTCAACTACTATGACTGATACTAAGGTATCTTTGACTATGGCTGAATACGGTGCTGTAATCACTTCAACTAGCTTGGCTAATATTGCTACTGCTGGTAAAGCTGACTTAGCATCTGCTGAATTAGTTGGTGTAAACCTTGGTGAAACAACTGACAAGTTAGGTCTTGCTGCTGTGGAAGCTGGTACTAATACTATCGCTGCTGACACTGCTGGTACTTTAGATAACCTTGACTTACGTGAAGCATATACTGCTTTAGCTAATGCTGGTATCGCTAAGTTCCCAGATGGTCGTTACGTTGCTTTCGTTAATCCATCACAAGTATCTGACATTAAAGGTGATTACATTACTATCGCTCAAAACACGGACATTGGTCAAGCGACTTCTGGAATTGTTGGTGCTTTAGAGGGTTTCACTATCGTTGAAGATTCTAATGTTACTGCTGGTACTGTTGTTTGTTTCGGTATGAACGCACTTGGTAAAGCTGTTGCTCTATCTCCACAGTTACGTGTTGTTGAGGGTTCAGATAACCTTGGTCGTACTGTGAATGTTGGTTGGTATGGTGTAATGAAATACGGTGTAATTGACCAGAACGCACTTCGCGTACTTACTGGAGTTTAATCAATGAGCAAGGTAGCTAAAAAAGCAGTAGCTAAAAAAGCTACTAAGCATCAATTGAAAGCACTTTGTGATGGCTCACACGGCATTGATGGTGGTATCTATACCTTTAAAAGTGGTGATACTGTTACTGTATCTAAGAAAGGACATTACGACTCTATGAAAGAGTTGGCGTGTTTTAGCGAGGTATAACAATGGCGTGGGTGCTTAAAAATGCAGATATTATAGCGGCACTACCAATACTGGCTGACCACTACGAAAAGGCTGATTCTGGCTCAACTACAACACTTGTTTCTGGTCGTTTAACTGACCTTGTACAAGCAGAGATAGTTGGTGCTACTATTGGCTTTATTACTGGTGATAACGCTGGTGTTGATGCGACTGTTACTTCATACACTGATTCAACTGGTACATTCGGTTTCGGTGCGGTATCTAATGCGGTGGATTCATCTACTGGGTTTGGTATCGTTTATCTTGATTACACAACTTATATTGATCGTGCTTATGACATTATCAAGAACGAATTGCGTAATAGAGGGTTAGACATTGATTTATTCTTAACAACTGCTCAAGTGAAAGAACTTCATTTGACCAAGTGTTTAGAGTTGATCTGTATGGCTAAACGACAAGATGCTGATACTGATGATATTTATCACGAATCTTATTTAGTCTTTAAGGAAAACTACGAAAGTGAGTTGACCACGTTAAAGGCTGATTACGATACTGATGAAGATGGTACGATTGAAGAAGCTGAGAAGAAACAGTCTAATCAAGTGGTATTGACAAAATGATTAGTCTGCTTAAATCAAAAGGCTATAAATTGACAAAGAATGACACGCTTAATAATCGTGAGTTCAGAGAGTTAGACAAATCTGTTGAAATAAATGAAGATTTATCAATGTTTGGACGTGCTGTTTACAACACTAACGAAATATTTGAGTTGTTTTTGAGTGATAAAACATTTACTGACAAAAAGATTCATTCTATTTTAGATGATGGGCGCACAACTGGTTTCAGAGATTTTTATATTGAAACTGGTTATGTTGACCCAGACTACACAATTGATTTGCGTGGCTATGATGAACTTACGGCTAATGTTGAAAGACAAGAGCGCGGGTTTCTGATTACATTTACAACAATAAAACAAGGAGTTTAATATGGCTATTAAAGGACACGAGGGAAGTGTAACAGTTGCTTCTGGTGCTATGGGTAATGCGAAAGCGTTTTCTTTAGACATCAATCAAGAAACTGTTGATACTACTGATTTTGGTTCAAATGGTTGGAAAGAGTCTGTAGCAACTTTAAATAGTTGGTCTGGTTCTATTACAGCAATCTTTGATGCAAGTGGTACTGCTGAAGGTGCTTTACAAACTGGCTTAACTGCTGGTAGTACAGTTGCTTTAGATTTACAACTTGGCGGTGGAACTGGCTCATACGATAAGTATAGTGGTTCAGCAAACATTACAAGTCAAAGTGTTACAAATGATGTTAATGGTATTGTGGAAGTTACTTTCAATTTTGAAGGTACTGGCGCACTAACAATAGCGTAATTTTAAGGGGATTAAGTTCCCCTTTTTTTATTTAGAAACTATGAATAAATTATTAAAAGCATTAGAAAAAGAAGGTACTGATATTCGCTCTGCTGATATGGTAGTTGGTGGAAAACTTCATCACGTCTATTACCGTGTTATGTCTGGGCAAGACCACGACAACGCATTAGAATTATCTAAGAAAGTTAAAACAGTAAAAGAAGCCGATGGTTCAACTACTGATTTGACATATTATGATGATGGGTTATTGAGAGCGCATATTATCTACTTTCAGCTACTTACAAAAGAGGGCGAACGTGTTTTTAATGATTTAGTCAAAGTTCAATGGATTAAAGATACTATCACCTATGAATCATCAAGCTATTTATCGGCTTTGATGGGTTTAAAGTCTGTATCTGATATTATTGAAGAACAACAAGAAGCGTTAAAAAAGATGAATGGCTAAAGGCTAAGGCGTTTCTTGCTTTTGAACTTAATAAGTCCATCTCTGAAATTAACTCATTGCCAATGTCTGAAATTGGTACACTACTAGCATATAAGATTAACGCTAATAAAGAGGTAGATAATGGCAACTGAAAAGATTGAAATTGAGATTATTGCTAAAGGCAAACCAGCTGAGAAAGCAATTCAAGGCGTTGAAAGAAAGACTAAAGACCTAGGCACACAAAGTAAGCAAACTGGAAAAGAAGTTGATGGTGTTTTAACTCGTATGAGAGCAGGTTGGATTGCTGTTGGCGCTTCAGTTGTTAAGGCTGTATCAGAAGCAGCTAAGTTTGAACGTGCTTCTATTGGTCTATCGGCTTCACAAAAGCGTTGGGCGCAAGAAGTATCATTAGCAACCGACATTCAAGCTGAACAAGTTGCTGGCTTCTTAAAGTCTGCTCAAACTGCTGGATTAGCAGAAGAACAGATGAAAGATTTAGCCAAGCAATCAATTGCTTTAGGTTACGCATTCCCGCACGAAAACGCTGAAACATTAAACGACAATATGATTATGCTTGCCCAAACTGGTGAAGCACAAGGTTTTGTTGTTGATATTCTTGAACAGAAATATACCGCTCTTGGTGAAGATATTAATAACCTTGATTTAAAGACTAAATCTTGGTCTGAAAAGATGGCTCTTGTTGGTGAGGTTGCTGAGAAATCACAAGCACAAATGGACGCTTCTAAATATAAAGACTTAAACAAAGTTATTGGCACTATGGATAAGGCATTCACAGATGTTGGTCATAGCCTTGTTGTTCTTGGTAGTGAAAGTGGTGGTTTTGGTCTTGTTACAAATGTTTTAAATACGTTCTCACTTGCCTTACAATTTGTTACTGCTGGCGTTACTTCATTAACAAAGGATATTCCAAAGTTATTTGAAGCGCTTGGTTTATGGACTGATAAACAAGCCAAGTTAGTTGATGGTACTGACAAACAAAAAACCGCTGAAGAACAGTTGAGTTACGCATTACAGCAGAAGAAAGACATAATGGCGTCAATACATATATTGACTGGTTCTGCCTTAGAGGGTGCTAAAAAACAACTTAAAATGCTTGACAAGCAAATTGCGAGTATTAAAAAACACGGTGATGCTCTTGAAGAATCAAGACAGCAAATAAACAAAAGCAAGCAAGCCCACGCCGATGCTAAGGCTCAAGAAGTTGCCGATGCCAATAGTGCTTGGGGCAAGATGAAGAAAGGCTTTGGCGATTACGTTAAAGATGTTAATAACAAAGCGGTTACTTTAAGACAAACTGGTGCTAAAGTTGCTCAAGGTATGGAAGATGCCTTTGTTAATATGGCTATGGGCGTTAAGACTTCTTTCAAAGATATGGCTCGTGCCGTTATTGCCGACCTAATTAGAATCCAAGCAAGAGAGGCTATTGTTGGTTTGATTGGTAGATTAGGGTTTCATACTGGTACTGCTGAAGTTAAACATACTGGCGGTGCTATTGGTAAATCAAGAATTCCATCATTCCATACTGGCGTTAGAAGCGATGAACGATTAGCTAAACTACAAGTCGGTGAAGCGGTTATTAATCGTGGTGGTGCTGCTAAAAATAGAGATGCTATTGATGCAATGAACAAAGGTTATTCTGTTGGCGGTCAAGGCGGTCAAGTTACAACTGCTGAGATTAACTTTAATGTACAAGCTATTGATGCTTCTTCGTTTAATAGCTATCTTGTTAATAATCGTGGCACTATTGAGGGCATCATTAACGCATCATTAACATCTAACGGTTCTGTTAGACGTACTATTAAACAGGTCGTTTAAATGGCATTACCAAATTTATCGGGTTATCTTCTTTATGGACACAGCCACGTTCAAATAGAAGAATGGACTAAACAAGGAAGCGCAGTACAGTTTAATTCTGGAAAGAGTCAACGGATAGTTAGCAATACATTACCAGCTATTGAAATGACTATTAGCTATAAAAACATTCCACACTCAACCTATGTTGTTATTAGAAACATATACCAAACTAATCATTCAAACACATTTGAACTGAATAATACTGGCGAAGAAAGTTTGTCATTAATTGACCCAAGACGTGACCATTTAGGTGTGGCTAATACGAGTGTTTGGGCATTTAAAGAGTTTAAATTTAAGGTTGGTTCTGATGTTAAATATTCTGGAACGATTAAACTAATCAGTTCTGTATTTTTTGACTTTACAGAGTATCAGTCTGCTTTTACTCAAGCATCTACTTATTCGCCAGTAACTTCAACTAATACAACATTCACGTCTTTACTGACAAATTATGCTCAACCCTATCAAGTTGATTATGAATATGTAAATAACTCTATATTCTCAAATATCGGACAATCAGCGCGTCATATTAAGGACAAAGGTGGATTGCGTAAGAAGTGGTCATTATCTTGGATATTACAACAGTCTGATTTTCTTGAATTGTTAAAATACTATCGCCAACGTGGTGGTATTATGAGTAAGTTCGGTATGCCAGAACTTGGGTATGGAACTTCAGATACAACCGATGCTATATTTATGACTGATTCATTTAAATATGACAAGCGCTTTGATGGTATGTATATTTGTAAAGCAGATATTGTGGAGGTATTATGAGTAAAACAATAACAAATAGTGTTCGTTCAGATGACCAATTAGCAATTCTACATCTGTTTGAGTTTCATATGGATAAAGACTTAGACGGTACTGTTGGAGAGGTTGGCGAGATATTGTATTTTACAGATCACGATATATTTGTAACCGATGGCACTAATGAATATACACCGTTAGCTATATCATTTGACAGACTCGTTGAAGATTTCTCAATGGCATCTGATTCTATTAATGTATCAATTGATAATATTAATGGTGCATTGACTACAGAAGCGTTAGCGTCTGAATGGCGTAACAATCCAGCTAAAATAACAAGAATTATATATACACCACCATCGCAAACGCTGGATAGCGTTAATTATGATTATGGTTTAGTTCATTATGAAGCAGCGACTACTTATCCAAGGCTTGATATTAGTTCGGTTGTAAAAGACACTTATGTTATGTTTGATGGTTTAATTGATTCATTTAATGCCACATCTCAAGCGTTAAATGGCTCTCTTACGACACAGTTTGCTCATTGGGCGAAGCCATACCCATCAAGAACTTATAACCAGAATGAATTTACATCAATTGTTAATGCTATTGTTGATGTTGTTTATTGGGGTAGACAAGAAACTGTTTAATGAATAATTGCTTTACAACCGCTTATAAATATCTTGACTTGCGCTATTCTTTGCCACAGTCTTGGAAAGGTTGGACGGTTGAAGATATGGATAAATTTGTCAAAGATGAAAAGAAGTTTTTAAGTAGAAAAGACCATATCGCATTCTTTAGAAGTTTTTGCCGTGTAGTGAAAGAAGCTAAAAAAGATGATATAGTGCTTACACGCAAATCAGTTGGTGTTGCTATCAATCAGTTCACGTACTGGGTTTATAACGAAGATTTAGAGCGTGTAGAGCATTTAAATTTAAACAATGAGTGCTTAATAATGAGGATTAATAATGGGTAGTACGGCTAAAGCGATTATTGGAATAGGGTTGGTTGCTACTGGTTTAGGCGCTTTTGGCGCTATGGCTGGTTTAGGTGCTTATGTTGGTGTCGGAGCGCTTACATATGGCGGATTAATGACGCTTGTAGGTGCTTCGTTGCTTGGCTCTGCTTTAGCACCAGATGTGGGTGATATTGGTGGTGTTGATTCATATTCTGGTATTAAGCTACAAACACAAAAGTCAAACACTAATCCAGTTCCAATAATATACGGTCAGAATAAAATAGCTGGCAATATCATTTATCAAACGACAAATAGTGCGATAAACAATGATGATGCTGCAAATGGCTATAATCGTGACTATTGGGCAGTAATGGTATTTGCTGGTCATAACATTGATTCAATGGTTGATATGTGGTCAAGTGATAATAATAGTCTAAGTGTTAGTGGCACTAAACAAACAGAGGAATATGTTCATATTGACTGGGGATATACTTCAACAGCTACAAATATACAAGGTTTGAATTGGGTAACTGATAGTGCGTTTAGTACGTCTACTGGAACTGCCCTTGGTCTTGATAGTGTTGTTATACCAGCAGATTGTTCATATTTGTTAGTTCATCAAGTGTTTGATGCTCAACAGAGTAAGAATATTCAGCTTGATAATATCATTGTTGAAATTAAAGGTAAGAAAATTAGAACAATGACAGATGCCAATACAATTAGTACAGCACTTACATATTCTAACAATCCAGTTAATGTTGTTTTAGATTTATTAACAAACGCACTTTCTGTTGATGATTCAAGTATTGATACAGCTTCTTTTTATCAATCACAACAAGATTGTATAAATAATGGCTGGGAGTGTAACGTTGCTTTAATTCAACAAGCAAACATTCAGTCTATTATTCAAGATGTATTAGCTACTTGTCGCGGTCAGATTGTTCACTCTAATGGAAGTTGGAAGTTAAAAATTGACACCAAATCACAGACAAGCGTCGCTACATTGACTGATGATGATTTTATTAATAATTCTTTATCAATTTCAATGAAAGGTAATAGAGACATTTCTAATAAGATTATTGTTAAATATGTAAACCCATCTGATGAGTGGCTAAGTGCGCAAGTAGTTAAAGAAGATACAACATTACAGTCTTGGGACGGTCAAACATTAGAAAAAACTTTAGATATTAAAGGTATCACAAATCAAACTCAAGCTGAAGAATTAGCAGAAATTACATTAAATACAATGAGGTACACAGAAGATGATATTGGAACACGTGTTAAACAAACACCTTTAGCGCTTTCATTCTCAACAACTGTTAAAAATGCTCATTTAGAAGTGGGCGATGTAATAACCATTGATAGTGATTTACTTGATAGAGATAGGAAATTTATGATATTATCCGTTGAAACAGACCAGAGCGGATTAATTCAGATATCAACAAGAGAGTATTGTGAAACACACTACAAAGATTCATCTGGTACATATTTAATTTAGAGGATATATTATGGCAATTACAACAAGAAGCGGCAAAGGCTCACCATTAACTCACAATGAGATGGATGCTAACCTTAGTGCGATTACAGAAAAAACATCAGCAACGGGTTCGGTAAAAGGTTCATCTGGAACGACAGCACAAAGACCAGCTTCACCAGTTGAGGGTTATACAAGATTCAATACAACATTAAACAGACACGAAACTTATAACGGTTCTACGTGGATAACAGCAGTAAGTTCAGCTAATACAGATACTTCAGATATGTCATTTGTAGTTGATGAAGATGCTATGACATCTGATTCAGCAACGAAAGTACCGACTCAACAATCGGTGAAAGCCTATGTTGATTCACAAGTACAATCTAAAGATGCTCTATCCGAGTTATCTGGCACGTTAGACGATGTTGCTGATGGTACTACTTATGTTAAATCTACTAATGACTTTACAGACGCAGAAGTTACCAAACTTTCTGGTATTGAAACAGCAGCCACAGCAGACCAAACTAATGCTGAAATTAAAACAGCGTATGAAGCTAATGCTGATACCAATGAATTTAGTGATGCTGAACAAACTAAACTATCTGGAATTGAGGCTTCTGCTGATGTTACTGATAGTACAAATGTTGCTTCTGCTGGTGCGGTGATGGAGTCTGATACAACTACGGCTTCAATGTCGTTTGTTATTGACCAAGATGATATGTCTACTGATAGTGCGACTAAAGTTCCGACACAGCAATCAGTTAAAGCCTATGTTGATTCACAAGTACAGTCTAAAGACACACTTGGTGAACTAGGTGGCAACCTTGACGATATTACTGATGGTACGACATATAAGAAGATGTCAGCTACTGAGCAAACTAAGTTATCTGGAATAGAAGCAAGTGCTGATGTCACAGATACAACTAATGTAACTTCTGCTGGTGCTTTGATGGACTCTGAGGTAACTAACCTTGCTCAAGTAAAAGCATTTGATACAACTGATTATGCTACTTCTACTCAAGGTACTACAGCGGATAACGCATTACCTCTAGCTGGTGGTACTATGACTGGTACTATCGCAGGCTTCACCTCAACAGGTATTGATGATAACGCTACGAGTACAAAGATAACAGTAGCTGATACTGGTATTGACGTTACTGGTAGTGTTACTTCTGATGGTTTGACTGTAAATGACACAGGTGGTGCTTCAATATCTTACGGGTATTCTTTAATTAATTCATCTGCAAGAAATGGCTCAGGCTCTATCCAGTTAAGCAGTATTCCTTCTATTGCAATGCTTTTAGATTACCACGATGCTAATCAAACTGTAGCAACAGTTAGAAATACATATGGAGCTACCAGCGCACTAGCAGAATTAGCCTTAGATAGTGGTTTCATAACATTTAACACAGGCACTTCTTTCACTGAACGTATGCGCATAGACTCAGAAGGTGCTGTGACTATGCCTAGTCAGCCTGCGTTTAGTGCTTACATAAATGCAGCCCAAAATAATTTAGGGGTGGCGCTTTATGTTGATTTGCAATTTAATGCAGAAACATTTGACCAAGGTAATGATTTTAATACAGGTACTTATGAATTTACAGCACCCGTTACTGGTAAATACCAACTA